ACATGACAATATGCTTGCAATGGCAGGCTTTCTTTTTCTAATAACTTTAGCTGTTGGTATATCTATTAAAGCCAATGCACAATCAACTCAACAATCAGGTACAGCTTGTGTAAATGGCACTCAGTATTGTGAAAACAGTAATGTTTACACCACGAATGAAACGACCACGAATAATACGAATACGAACAGCAACACTAATGTAAACACCAACAATACAACGACCAATAATTCCTCAGTAAATCAAAATACTAATGTGAACACTTCGACTGCGACAAATAACAATGTTTCGACTTCTACCAATGTAAACACCAATGTCTCGACCTCGACCTCAAGTGCCACTTCACAAAATACAAACATTAATACCTCAACATCTACAGTAAATTCCACTGTAAATCAGACAGTTAACAACAATAATGTTTCTCAAAGCACCTCTAATTCAGTTTCACAAAATACCAATATCAATAAATCTGAATCAGAATCTAAGGTTGAAACCAGCAATTTGAACCAAAATATGAACAACACAGTTTCAGATAATACCAATCGAAACATTAATCAAAGCTCTAGCACACAGACTATTAGGCAAGAAATTAAAAGTGAGGCACCACCCGCATCAGCTATAGCACCAAGCATCATGAGTTATTCACAGGATATCTGTCGAGTGGGAGCAAGCGCCGCCTTCAGCGGTCAAGTGATAGGTCTTTCAGGTGGTAAAACAATAATTGACGAAAACTGTGAAAGATTAAAACTTAGCAAATATCTGTTTGATATGGGTATGAAAGTGGCGGCAATTTCTCTCTTAGCTCAAGATGAAAGAGTGTTTAAAGCTATGTGGCAAGCAGGTACACCAGCACCTTATGAAGGCAAGATAGGTGCAGAAGCAAAAGAACTATGGCTGGCTAACCCACAAAAAAGACCTGACAAAGCAGATTTTGAGAAAGAATATATTGCTGAATGTAGCCAAAAACACAATCCAAATAGAGACAAAATAAAAAATGATGTAGCAGGTTTAATCAGCAGAGTGGTTGTAAGCAAAACGAAGTCAAAAGAACAATGCAAAAAAGAGCTTTATGGTGGCTAGTATGTTTCTCTTTGAACATACCAGCACAATACATTTACGAGGCTAATCAAGACCTCTTTCAATTACAAAAAAATGCAAACAATTTTGAGGGTGAATTAGCTTATACAGTAGGTGATGATCAGCTTTCTCCATCTATAGATTTAACCTTTGACTTTAATTTTTATGGGCAAACCTTTGATAAGGTGAGGATTGCCACTAATGGGTGTGCGCATTTTGGTCTTGGCACAGGCAATATAAATTACAACAATTATTGTGGTGACTATACCCCTGATCCTATAGGCTCTCAATACACCTATACCATGTTTCCATTTTGGACTGACCTAATTCAAGATAGTGGCTCAAGAATGAAGTCTTGGGGAGACAGTACAAAAATGATCTTGGGTTGGTATGACATGAAGGAGTATGGAAGAAACAATACTGATAATAGCTTTGAGATTATACTCTACCCAAATCACTCTTTTGAATATAGATATGATGAATTAGACATTACCAACCATGATGTGATTATTGGTGAGGTAGGTGCAAATAGTTCACAGGTATATCAATATCTTTTTCATGATGAGTGTAATACAGGAACCACCAATAGCAGTTCATGTGTATCAACAAATTGGAATAATACATCTTCTAACACTTTATTAGAGGGTGGAGGCAGTCTTTATGGAGTGGGCAGTGGCAATGGAATAGATTGCTCTAATCCACTAAATGATAGTAGCTGTTCAGGATATGCAGATGCTTTATTAACACAACAGTGCAATATAACTCAACTTTATAGTCAGTCATGTCCAAACTATTGGCAAGCCTATGACCAGCAACAATGTGATGATGACCCACAGTATGCATCCTTTTGTGTTGGTTTTAGACAAGAAGAGTCAGTAGCTTTTTTTAATGAAGATAATGTCAACTATGGTTTTAGAGATGAGCAAGAGCAGTTTGCCACTGGTATATTTGAAGATGAACACCACCAGCATGGTTTTGAAGAGCCTTTTGAAATTATAGAATTTTTTGAAGAGGATATACCATTTGTCTTTGATGACTTTAACGAACCACAAGAATCATTTAATGAGCCATTTAGAGAGGAGTTTGAAATATTTTTTGAGCCTGAGCCATTGCCAATTTTTGATGACTTTCGCAGACATAATGATTTCTTGCCACAAGAAGATGTGTTTGTTGAGCAATTTATTTTGCAAGAGACTTTGTTTGTAGAAGATTTTAGTGAGCCTGAAAACTTTTTAGTTATTAACACCATTGAAGAATTAGATGATTGGTTTGAGGAAGAAACAAGAGGACATCATGAAGAACACAGAGATGAAGAGCATGTTGCTAGAAATGATGAGCCTGAAGAAGAGTTTAGAGAAGAGATTTTTGAAGAGGAGGCTGTTGAAGAGGTCTTTGAAGAATTAGAAGAAGTCTTTGCAGAATTAGAGGAGGAGTTGATTGCAGATATAGAAGAAGAAGTTTTTGAGGAGCTAGATGAAATAGAAGAAGAAATAGATGTAACCAACACTGATGCATCACCATCAAAAACCAAAATAATAGCTTTAAATGTAATTAATAATGCTTTGAATACTGCAAACAACAGCACAAATTATGGTGGTGGCAGTTCACAAGGCAACTCTTCTACCACAGGCACAGGTGGATTTTCTACACAGGGTAGCAACACATCATCAGGTGGCATAAGCACATCTTCATCTCCAAGTATGTCTGACCAAATAGCTAGTGCCAATGCACAAAACAACCAAGTCTTATCTTTGAGTTCAGGTTCTAGTGCTTCTGTAACTATGAGCATTACACCCATGAACATGGGTGATGGTAATGCACAAGTTGTTATGACTGATGTGCAAGTTCAAGACATGCAAGGTCAAATTGACACAGCAGTGAGTGGTGTCATGACACAATCTGAGGCTGATCAAATAGCTGACAAAATTATTGCTCAAAACATTGAAGAGCAACAAGAAGAAATGCAACAAGAACAGCAATCTACTGGTGAATATAGTGATGAGTCAAGCTTGGTTGCACTTATAGGATATGTGCCTCAGTTTAATGCTTATACAACTTATGTAATACCTGATCAAAATGTTTGGTATTCTTCTCAAGATATTTATGGTAACATTACCATGAACGATAACATTGAAGCTTTTTATGATTATGCCAGTAAAAACATAAATAATTTACAAAGCATGATGCAAAATGAACCTGAGATATGGAGGTAATATGGATTGGTTTCAAAATAAAACAACACAAATAATTGCATTGGTAAGTATTATAGGAACATTTATAGGGTTTGGTGTTACAGGTGGCTCTTATATAAATAGGCTAGAAAACCTTGAGGCAAAGATTGGTGGAATAAATGAAGCAGAAGATAATGTGCAAGTCATTGAAGAAAGGTTTGCATCTATAGAGACATCTGTGCAATTCTTAGAAAAAGCAGTTGATAGCATAGATGTACCTGATGTCACAGAAATAAAAACAGACATAGCCACCATTAAAGCTGATTTAGAAAGCTTAGACAAACAAATAGAGGAGATTAAAGATGATAACAAGAATCCTCTTGCTGGTTAGCATATTTGCCATAGGTTGCTCATCAACACCATCTAAATTTATACCCATAGCAGAAAACTCTAACTTAGAGTGGAATGATGAATACGATTCTGATGAATGGCGAGAAAAGTTTAAAAGATGTCAAGCCTTTTTACACTCTGATAATGATGCTTGGCATTGGTGCATGAATAATGAGTAAAGTTTTGGTAGGCATAGTCTTAGTCTTGCTTACTATTTTGTATTACTTGTTCAATCAAAACCAAATATTACAAGCTAATAATATTGCCCTTGAAGGTGCTATTGCAACACAAGAAGAAGCCATAAAATCATTACAACAAGACTTTGAGTTGCAAACACAACAACTACAAGACCTTAATGTAAAAAGCAAAATTGCACAAAGAGAGTTAAATAGATATACACAGTTTATACAAAACTATGAGTTAGCCTCAAAGATATTGGCTGACCCAGTTGAAATGCAAAGGAAAATAAACAATGGTACAAAGCATATCATGGAGGACATTGAGAAAATCAGCACCACTGTTGATGGTCTTGATAATGGCTTGCAGTTGCAGTCTAATTCCAACTAAAGAAATACAGGTTAGTGCAAAGCCTATGGAGAGGCAGATAGTACAACCCATAATGCCTAGAGAGATTGATCTTAGGCAACCTGAATGGATTGCAGTCACACCTGAAAATTGGGAGGAGCAATTAGCAAAAATTGAAAAACAAGAAGGTGAATTGGTTTTTCTTGCTATGACAATACCTGACTATGAAATTATGGCTTATAACATGCAAGAAATTAAAAGATATATTACAGAACTCAAAGATGTGGTTGTGTATTATAGAAAAGTTACTACTAAAAAAGAGGAGGAATAATATGCATATATCAGATGCAGGAGTTGAATTAATTAAACATTTCGAGGGTTGTCCTACTGATGATGAGGGTAATTGTGTAGCCTACCTTGATGCAGTCAATGTGCCAACCATAGGCTATGGGCATACTAAAAATGTAAAAATGGGTGATGTTTGGTCACAAGAAAAAGCTAACATGATGCTTGAAGAAGAACTATTAGAGTATGAAGGACATGTCAAAAATTTGGTCAAAGCACCCCTTAAGGAGTGTCAATTCTCAGCATTAGTAAGCTTTTGTTACAACTTGGGACCGACTAATTTAGGTAAATCTACTCTTTTGAAAAAATTAAATGCCCTTGACTATGATGAGGTGCCTGAACAAATACTTAGGTGGGATAAAGCTGGTGGCAAGAGATTAGAAGGATTAGCTAAAAGAAGGCAGGCTGAAGCTAGAATGTATGAAGGTTTAGATTGGAAAATTGATGGGATTGTGTAAAATAAAACAACACTTGGTTTTGTATGTATATATCTCCTCTTAATCTTATCAAGTGTAATGGGAGACTAGGTTTCTAGTTTCCCAACCTAAACATGGATATAAATAAAATAAAATCTTTTGATGCTTTATCAGATGATGAGCAAAAAAGAGCTTTACTCTTAATATCTAGGTGGAAAAACATAAAAAGCCAAGAAAAGTGTCAAACAGATTTTTTAGAATTTATTAAATATCTTTGGGATGGTGTCATTTTAGGTAGACACCACAAGATACTTGCAGACAAATTAAATAGAGTTTCACAAGGCAAATGCAAAAGACTTATGGTTATGTTGCCTCCAAGACACTCAAAATCTGAGTTTGCATCAACCTATTTTCCTGCATGGATGATGGGTCTTAATCCTGCACTCAAAATTATTCAAGCAACTCATACCGCTGAACTTGCTGTTAGGTTTGGTAGAAGAGTTAGAAACATTATTGATAGTCAAGAATATCAGAATGTGTTTCCCAATGTATCATTGTCAGCAGATAACAAATCAGCAGGTAGGTGGACAACTGATGATGGGGGTGAAGCTTTCTACTCAGGTGTTGGTGGTGCTATAACTGGTAGGGGTGCTGATCTTTTAATTATTGATGACCCACATTCTGAGCAAGATGCAATGTCACCCACAGCCATGGAAAGTGCATGGGAATGGTACACCAGCGGTCCAAGACAAAGATTACAGCCGGGAGGCACCATAGTCTTAGTCATGACAAGATGGAGTCACAAAGACTTAGCTGGCAGGCTTTTAAAAAGACAATCAGAAGAAAATGCTGATCAGTGGGAAGTAGTTGAGTTTCCAGCCATTATGCCTGAGTCAGATGAACCACTATGGGGTGAGTTTTGGAAAAAAGAGGAGTTGCTTAGTGTAAAAGCATCTTTGCCTGTTAGTAAATGGAACGCACAATGGATGCAAAACCCAACAGCAGAAAGTGGTAGTATTGTAAAAAGAGAGTGGTGGCAAAAATGGGAGAAGGATGATATTCCTGCATGTCATACAGTTATTCAGTCTTATGATACTGCTTTTTCAAAAAAGGAGACAGCAGACTACAGTGCTATTACAACATGGGGTATTTTTGACCCTGAAGATGGCACAGAGCAAGCTATTATCCTTTTGGATGCTAATAGGTATAGAGTTGATTTTCCTGAGTTAAAAAAAATAGCATTAGAAGAATATAAGTATTGGGAGCCTGACATAGTATTGATTGAGGCAAAAGCTTCAGGCACACCACTTACTCATGAGCTTAGAAAAATGGGTATTCCTGTGCAATCTTACTCACCAAGCAGAGGACAAGATAAGATAGCTAGAATGAACAGTGTGTCACCTATGTTTGAAAGTGGTATGATATGGGCAACTGATGATCAGTTTGCAGAAGAGGTTATTGAAGAAATGGCATCTTTTCCATTTGGTGAGCATGATGACTTTTGTGATAGTTCAACCATGGCTTTAATGAGAGTTAGACAAGGAGGCTTTATCCAATTAAAATCTGATTATGAGGATGAAGTAACATTTGACAGAGGGCAACTGGTTTATTATTGATGAAAATATATATCACTAAATTTTTTCATGATGACAAAGAATACAGCGGACCAAATATCCATGCAGAATCAATGGAGGATGCTTCAATCATAGCAGAAGGAGAAGGCTATGAATTGGTTGGTGAGCTTACAGATATTATTGTTGCTGAAAAAATAGAAAAAATGACAGTGCATTAATATGGTCATAGAGAATAAAAGCCACATGCAAAGATTCTTAAAAAATAAAAATTTTTTGCAAAACTACCATAACAATGTAGTGATGAATAGCAAACAGGGAGTTGAGGTAACACCTCAAGGCAATCAAGTGGTAACTATGAAAATAACTGGTTTAGAAATAGGTGGAAAAGAATATCTTTTGCCAAGTTATAATCCTGAAACCATGTCGATAATGACAAGGCGAGAAATAGTTGACAAATTTATGCCCTTGATACAAGAAGGCTTGATTGAAGGTTACAAAAATCCTAATGAAGCAGAGCTAGATAGACAATTAATGTACCCAACAATAGTTGGAGATATGCAGAGTGTAAATAAAAATATTCAACAACTAAAACAGGCAATAAACTAAGTGGTTACAGAGAGAAAATTAGGCACTGAAAACAATCCTGACATAGTAGATCAATCTAAATCTATTGACATTCCACCTGAACAACCAACCTTTGATGAGCAATTAGCTGAATCACTTGAAGTTACTATTACAGATGACTCAGTTATCTTAGATGAAATAGAATCAACAGAGACAGAGATTTCTTTTGATAGCAATATAGCTGAATTTCTTGATGATAGTGTTCTTGGACTATTATCACACAAACTTATAAGTGATATAGAGTCAGATAAAGAGTCAAGAAAAGAATGGGAGAAAACTTACACTGATGGTCTTAAATATCTTGGTATGAGATTTGATGATCAAAGAAGTCAGCCATTTGAAGGTAGTTCAGGAGTAATTCATCCTATATTGGCTGAAGCAGTAACACAGTTCCAAGCACAAGCTTACAAGGAATTACTGCCAGCACAAGGACCGGTCAAGACACAAATAGTAGGACAAAGAACAGCTAATGTAGAAATGCAAGCAGAGAGAGTGGCAGAGTTTATGAATTACTACATCATGAACAAGATGCCTGAGTATGACCCTGAATTAGATCAACTATTGTTTTATCTACCTTTATCAGGTAGTGCATTTAAAAAAGTTTACTATGATGAGGCACTAAAAAGACCTGTATCTAAATTTGTGCCTGCTGAAGATTTATTAGTGCCATATGAAAGCACAGACCTACTTTCAGCAGAGAGAGTTACTCACATGGTCAACATGTCTAGCAATGAAATAAAAAAATTGCAAATATCAGGATTCTACAGAGATGTTGACTTAGTTGGTGATGAAATAAATATCACTGATGATGTCACAGATGAAATAAACAAAATACAAGGTGTAGAGCCTAACTATGGTGATAGCAGTGATAGAAAAATATATGAAATACATACCATAGCTGACATAGAAGGCTTTGAAGACATGGATGAAAATGGTGAGCCAACAGGACTCAAGTTGCCTTATATCATTACCATTGATGAGTCATCAAGAAAAATTTTATCCATTAGAAGAAACTATTTGCCTGATGACCCAATAAGAAACAAGATCAATTATTTTGTGCAATATAAGTTTTTACCGGGTCTAGGTTTCTATGGTCTAGGCTTATCACACATGATAGGTGGATTATCTAAAGCATCTACCTCCATTTTAAGACAGCTTATAGATGCAGGAACCTTAAGCAACTTACCAGCAGGATTTAAGGCAAGAGGTATAAGAATTAGGGATGAGGCTTCACCATTACAACCGGGTGAGTTTAGAGATATTGATGCACCGGGTGGTGCTTTGAGAGATGCTCTTATGCCATTGCCTTACAAAGAACCAAGCAATGTGCTATTTAATTTGCTTGGGTTATTAGTTCAAAGTGGGCAAAGGTTTGCGGCAATAGCTGACATGAACATTGGAGATGCCAATGCATCTATGCCTGTAGGCACAACTATAGCTTTATTAGAGAAAGGCACCAAGGTAATGAGTGCTATTCACAAAAGATTGCATTATTCACAAAAAAGTGAGTTTAAAATATTGGTTAAAGTTTTTGCAGACTTCTTGCCTCCAACATATCCATATGAAACAGGCAGTGGTTCTAAAGAAATAAAAGTTGAGGATTTTAGTGATGCAGTAGATGTCATACCTGTATCTGACCCAAACATATTCTCTATGAGCCAAAGAGTTGTTATGGCTCAAGAGTTATTGACCATGGTGCAATCCAATCCTGAAATACATGGTGCAAGTGGTATATATGAAGCATATAGAAGGATGTATTCTGCATTAGGTGTAGATAATATTGATTCTTTGCTACAGCCACCTCAAGACAACAGACCTATGCCAACTGATGCAGGTATAGAAAACTCAGGATTGTTACAGGGCATACCTGCAACTGCTTTTCCTGAACAAAACCATGAAGCTCATATAGAGGCACACAAGTCACTATTTTTAACACAGGCTGTGCAAACCAACCCACAATTACAATCTTTAATCATTGCTCATGTAATGCAACATTTACAATTCTTGGCTAATCAACTAGCACAAGAGCAAATGCCACCTGAGTTAATTCAACAAATAGAACAATTAAGTGTTGAGTCAGCACAGTTAGAACCTGAGCAACAACAAGCAGTAAGTATGCAAATACAAACTATTATTGAGTCTTTTGCATCTCCTATATTGGCTGAACTATCAAATAACTTCCTAATGTCAGTACAACCACCTCAACAACAAGACCCATTAGTTGCAATAAGACAACAAGAGCTTGGTTTAAGAAATAAAGAGATAGACATGAAAGACCAGCAATTTAAAGCTAAAGAACAGCAAGATGCTATGAAAGAATCAGCAGAGATTCAAATTGCACAACAAAAAGCAGATCAGCAGGCTCAAGTACAAGCTGAGAAGAATGACATTGCAAAGCAAAGACTTCAACAACAAACTGAGTTAAAATTAATTGATTTACAACAGAGGATGAATAAATAATGACAAGTTCTATAAATGATAAAATTAAACAACAAATAAAAGAGAAGAAGATAAAAGAAAAACTATCTTCTGAGGTTGTTGAAAATGTTATGGACTCAGAGCCAAAGCCTGAGCCTGTAGTAGAAGCAAAGCCAAAAGCAAAAGCTAAGGCAAAGCCAAAAGCAAAAGCTAAGGCTAAACCAAAAGCTAAAGCTAAAAAAACAGGAGGTAAAAAGTGACAGCCAAAACTCAAATAAATATTAAAGGTCAAGGCAACTTACCACTTAGTCAACCAAAAAAAATACAGGTTGATAGATCACATAAGCCGGGTAGAGAGGCAGGTGAATCAAGAGGTAAAGGAGCCGCACTTAGAGGCAACAAGTTTAAAGGAATCTTCTAAATTTAATGGATTTATATGATCATATCTCATCTTTGCGTAAAGCAATGGAAGATAGAGAGCAACAAATAATTGATGTTCTCACTTCAGGTGGTGTGTCTGACATGGAAAAATATAACTTTTTAATGGGAGAACTCTCTGCATTAAATTATATTCGTGATAAGATAAAAGAACACTTACAAGGAGAGGACATATAAATGTCAGAAAAAGCCATTAAAGAAGAATCAAGTATTAATTTAGATAGTGCCTTTGTTAAAGAGGATGATAGGGTTTTAGACCCAACCCTTATTGACAAAAGCATACTAGAGAGGATGCCTCAACCAACTGGATGGAGAATGTTAGTTCTGCCATACAAAGGTAAAGGCATGACAGAAGGTGGAATCCAATTAGTAAAGGAGACTATCGAAAGAGAGAGTCTAGCAACTGTAGTTGCTTATGTGGTTGCCATGGGACCGGATTGTTATAAAGACCCCAAAAGGTTTGAAAAGCCTTGGTGTCAAGAAAAACAATGGGTTCTTATTGGCAGGTATGCAGGAGCTAGGTTTAAATTAGGAGATGAGAGTGAGGTCAGAATCATCAATGATGATGAGGTCATTGCAACCATCTTAAACCCTGATGACATCATATCAGTATAAGAGGATATAGAAATGGAAAATAAAGTAGATGAAATTCAGGTTCAGCTAGAAGAAGCTCAAAATGATGCTGTTGAAGAAACAGTTTCATTGGATGAAGCAGAATCTACAGAAGTCAACTCAGGTGACTCTGATGATGAACTGGATAGATATACAAGAGGAGTAAGCAAGAGAATTAATAAGCTTACTGCTAAATATAAAGCCGCTGAAGATAGAGCGGTACAAGCTGAAACTCGTTATGCACAAATGCAAAATGAGTTAAATGCTCTTAGAAAAAAGCAAGCTGTTTTAGATGAGAGTTACACCAGTGAGTATGAAAATAGAGTTAAATCACAAAAAGAACAAGCTGAGGAACTCTATAGAAAAGCCAAAGAAACCAATGACCCTGATCTTGAAGTTAAAAGTGTAGAGCTTTTAAACAAGGTTGCATTAGAAGAGGAAAGGGTAAGGCTGGCTAAAGTTCAATCTGAACAAAATAAGGTTGCACAAGAAACTCAACAAAATGTAGTTCAAGCTCCACAACAAGTGTATGATGAACCTAAGCCTGATGCAAAAGCAGTGGCTTGGGCAGAAAAAAACTCTTGGTTCCAAAAGGACAGAGTAAAAACATATACTGCAATGGGTATTCATGAAGATTTAACCAATGAAGGTTATGATGGTACTGAAGATGAATACTATGAAGAAATGGACAAAAGATTGCAAAAGGTTTATCCTGATTTAAAATCAGATGCTAATAAAGATGCAAACCCATCTGTGCAAAGGGTAGCATCTGCTTCCAATGGAAGTAGGCAACAAGCACAAGGCAAGAGAACAGGTATTAAGATTTCATCTGACCACCTCTCTGTTAAAAATAATATAAAGCCAAGAGGCATGTCTCAAGAGGACTGGCTCAAAAGAATTGGCAAAGAAATGTTAAAAATTGAAGGGAGACAATAATGGATTTAGATAAAGTAGAACAAAATACTCGTTCATCTCGTGAAGAAGAGCAACACGATAAAAGTGCTAGAAGAAAACCATGGCAACCTGCAAGAATGTTGGAAACACCACCTGCACCTGAAGGCTATCAGTATAGATGGATAAGGTCAGAGTATGTTGGTGTAGAAGATAGAAACAATGTTTCTGCTAGGATGAGAGAAGGTTGGGAGTTCGTCAAACAAGAAGAAATCCCTGATTTCCCTTTACCTACTATAGAACATGGAAAACATGCAGGTGTTATAAGTGTAGGTGGACTGATATTAGCTAAAATACCAGTAGAAACTGTTGCTGAGAGATCAGATTATTACAAGAACAGAAACATTCAACAGAATGAGGCTCTTGATAATAATATGTTTAATGAGCTTGATGGCAATAATAAATATGTTAAATATTCTAGTGATAGACAGTCTAAAGTTAATTTTGGAAAAAAAAGGTAGGATATAATTATGGCAAATAAAGATGCCTCTTTTGGTCTGAAACCTGTAAGAATGATGGGAGGTTCACCTTACTCAGGTGGGCAGTCTCGTTACAGAATTGCCGCTAACTATGGTACAAGCATTTTTCAAGGTGACATTGTAAAACAAGTCACTGGTGGAGGTGTTGAAAGAGCCGCCGCTTCTTCAACTGTGCCTGTAGTTGGTGTCTTTAATGGATGCATGTATACAGACCCAACCACATCAGAGCAAGTATTTAGCAATTTTTACCCTGCAAGCACTAATGCTTCAGATATAATTGCTTTTATCATTGATGACCCTAATGTGGTATTTGAAGTACAGTCTGACGATACTTTCCCAGTAGCAGACCTGTTTGGTAATTTCGACATTGTTGATACCAACTCAGGAAGCACTACTACAGGGATTTCAGGTATGGAGTTAGACTTGTCAACAGGTGCAACTACTACAACATTACCTTTGAAGGCTATTGATATTTCTCAAGACCCTGATAACAGTGATGTAAGTACCTCTAATACTAATGTATTGGTTGTGATTCAAAATCATATTGCTGGCGTTAAAGGCGCTGGTTTAGCATAAGGAGTTAAACAATGGCAATAAGTAGAGCGCAACTAGCCAAAGAGCTAGAACCCGGACTAAATGCTTTGTTTGGGATGGAATATGATGAATACCAAGGAGAATATGAAGAAATATTCTCAATCGAGGACTCAGATAGAGCCTTTGAAGAAGAGGTATTAATTGTAGGATTTGGTGCCGCACCAACTAAAGAAGAAGGTGCTGGGGTAAGTTTTGACAATGCAGGTGAAGGTTACACTGCTCGTTATACACACGAGACAATAGCCTTGGCTTTTGCATTAACAGAAGAAGCTATAGAGGATAATTTATATTCACAGCTTGGCTCTCGTTATACAAGAGCTTTAGCTAGAAGTATGCAACACACCAAAGAAGTAAAAGGTGCTAATGTGTTAAACAATGCATTTGACACCAACTTTGCTATTGGTGATGGGCAACCTCTTATTTCTACAGCACACCCTTTAACAGGTGGTGGTACTGCTAGAAACAGAGCAAGCACTATGGCTGATTTGAATGAAACTTCTTTAGAGGATAACATCATTGACATTTCAACCTTTGTTGATGACAAAAATCTAACTATCGCAGTTAGACCTGAAAAACTAATTGTGCCACCACAGTTGGTGTTTATAGCTGATAGGCTTCTAAACACACCCGGCAGAGTTGGAACTTCAGACAATGACATCAACTCAGTTAGAAATCAATCTTCTATACCAAATGGTTTCTCAGTTAATCATTATCTCAATGACCCTGATGCATATTTCATCTTGACATCTGTGAATAGTGATGGTGAAGGACTCAAAATGTTTGAGAGATCACCAATGGAGACAACCATGGAACCTGAATTTTCAACAGGTAACATTAGGTACAGAGCAAGAGAAAGATATTCTTTTGGTGTTTCAAATTGGAGAGGAATTTTTGGTTCTCAAGGAGCATAAGTAATTTCTCCATATAGCTAAGGGGAGCATTGCTCCCCTTTCTTTTAGCAGTGATAGTTTTCTAAAAAATATTTATCCCTGTATATACAAGCAAGTTGATCATTCGTTAAATAACCTTTATGTTGTATGTGCGAAAATAAACTCCTAAAGAAACTTCTTTGTCTTGCGTATTTTGATTCTAGGAAAGTAATAATTTTATCTCCATGAATATGACCTAACCTAAAGTCCTCTTCGTTATTAATTAACATCAAGAGTTCTCCCATACTTCTTATCTCTTTCAATCAACTCTAATGCATATTGATATGCCATTTTCCAAGAGTCAGAGTTATCTGTCATTTCGTCAAAGTATATATCTCTGTTCTCATCTTCTCTTATATCCCAAACCTCACATTTGAAATAAGGAAAACCAGTTTCATTATCGTATGCTAACCAATCGTGTTCTGCACAAAGTTTTATTAATTTTTGTTTAGGTGAAACTCTTGTTTTCTTAATTGGTTTTGGTAATGGATCTCTTGCACAATCAGGAAATGGTTTTATTCTTTTAGATAGTTTTAGTTTCTTGTACCAATAATCAAAAGATTTAAAGTCAACATTTTGCTCGTTAAGAGTTCTTGCTAGTTCTTTAAATGTTGGAGCATCAGGATGATAAACATGAAGTAAGCAACAGTAAACACTTACAAAGTTTTTACCATGACTATCACTTGTAAGTATATGTGCAAACTCATGAAGCATGACAGCATAGTTTAATGCCCACTCTCTTTTTAGTAATATTCTTGGTCTACCAAATTTCCAGCCTGCATTACTGGTACCCCTGCCATTAGAAAAAACAACTTTTATTCTTTGACCTTTCTTGCGTAAATTATTATCAAGTTTTTCGTAACACTTCTTAACTTGTTTTTCTGTTAAGTAACTATTCCATGTGTACCAAGGCTGTGATCTTTCCCAGTTATAGACTTTTTGTCTTTGCTTGTCTCTCATTATGCTACCTCTTGTTTGTTTGCTAGAGCTTCTGCTTCTAGTTCTTCAAAGGTTTTAAAAGACCAACCATATTTCTTTCTTGATGGTTTGGTCATGCTTATGCCAAGGTCATGTGCTTGGTTGATTACATCAAGTTTGTATTGATGTTCAGCAAGAGTGCTGATGCAAGCCTTATCCCATTTGGCACGACTAATCCTCTTGTACCTAGAATGGGTTGTCTTGTAATAGACCCACTTATAACCAATGCTTCTAGTTTGCACAACACGATAACCATTGATGTAAACCCACCACATATTTTTTGCTTTATCCATAATTTTCTCCTTTTAAGATTTTTTATGTATAAGTACATTATAACACTTTTTAATACTTAATGCAAATATGAAATTGACCTTACATACAAAAGTTATCTTTGCTATACTGATTTAAAACCAAGGTAACTTGTTGTTTCAACTGACTTGGCAGACTTACTCCAAAGATGAAACAACTTATTTAGTTAGGAGAAATTATGGCTAAATCAACATTTTCAGGACCGGTCAGATCATTAGCTGGTTTTATTTCATCAGGTAATGCTTCAGTTGTAAGCTTAACTGCTGATACATCAATAACAGTGGATTCACATGCAGGTAAGGTGCTTTTGTGTAATGATGCTGATGGTAAGTTTACTTTACCATCCATTGTCTCAACTGCTCCTGATAGCAATGATGACCCAAACCAACTCAACAATCTTGGGTCAACATTTACATTTGTAATTGTAACTGCGGCTACTGACCTCGATATTAAAACAGATGGTACAGATAAGTTTGTTGGTGGACTTTACACTGGTGTAGATGATGCAACTGGTAAAACTTTTATTTCAGGTGCATCTAATGATGTCATCACAATGAATGGTTCAACCAAAGGTGGTCTTGCTGGAAGTATTGTAACTGTGACTGCTATAGCATCCGCTAAGTATGCTGTTGAAGGCATAATCTTAGGTTCAGGAACTTTAGTTACACCATTTGCTGACGCATAATTAGGAGCTTAATATGTCCACAAGAATGACAGGCAGTGATGTTAAAACTGCAACTACTACATCCAGTGCAACTGGTGGAGTTGCTTTAACATCAGGTAGATCAAGGCTTAGAGGATATGTAATTGCAGGTGGTTCATCAGATGGAACTGTAACTTTTAGGAATGGTTCTGTTACAGGAACTACTTTGTTTATTGCTCCATGCAATGCCAATGACACTGAAACATTAAACATACCTGATCAAGGTGTGTTGTTTGAAAGTGGCATACATGTGGTATTAAGTAACATTGACAGAGCTACTATCTTTACCTCTTAGATTTAATCAAATCATAGCCTTAGCAATAAGGCTATGTATTTAAGATGGCTGTAAAGAAAAAAAGAAAACAAAAGATGGTGCCACGCACCAAGAAAAACTTTAGACCAACCAAAAAAGGTGCTGGCATGACTGAGGCTGGTGTCAGAGCTTATAGAAGAAAGAACCCCGGCTCTAAGTTAAAAACAGCAGTCACAAAAAAGAAAAATCTTACTAAATCAGAAAAGGCTAGAAGAAAGTCATTTTGTGCTAGAAGTAAAGGTCAAATGAAGAAGTTTCCAAAAGCCGCTAAAAATCCTAACTCAAGATTAAGACAGGCTAGAAGAAGATGGAGATGTTAGTTGGCAAAACGAAAAAAGCCTGACCCAAAAGTAGGCACAGGCAAAAAACCCAAAGGCTCAGGTAGAAGGCTATACACTGACGAAAATCCAAAAGATACAGTCAGCATTAAGTTTGCTACACCTGAAGATGCAAGAAAGACTGTTAATAAAGTAAAAAAGATCAATAAGTCTTTTGCAAGAAAAATACAAATTTTGACAGTAGCAGAACAGAGAGCTAAGGTAATGGGTAAGAAGCTTGTTGCAAGTATCTTTAGGAAAGGTAAAGATGCTATAAGAAGGCAACATGGTAAAAAATAAAACAACAAGGTAAAATTAACAAGAGGTTAAAATTATGGCAATTCCAAAAAATGTAGCAAACCCATCTTTGTATGCTAAGGCTAAAGCTAAGGCTAAAGCAAAATTTGATGTTTACCCGAGCGCGTATGCAAATGCATATATGGTTAGAGAATATAAAAAAATGGGTGGTAAATACAAAGGCACAAAAAAAGCTGAGGGTGGTTCAGTAAATAGTAATAATTTAAAACCCATACCAGCATCTAATAAAGGTTTGCCCAATCTACCAAAAAAAGTAAGAAACAAAATGGGTTACATGCAAAGTGGTGGTGCTGTAAAATCTTTTGTAGCAAGAGGCTGTGGTGCCATTGACCCATCAAGAAAAAAAAGAACTAAAATGCGAATGTCATAATGGCAAAGGCAGGTGGACTAAGAAGTTGGTTCAAACAAGATTGGGTTGACATAGGCGCACCAAAAAAAGGTGGTGGTTTCAAAAAGTGTGGTAGACCCAAGGCTAAAGGCTCCAAAAGAAAATACCCTAAATGTGTGCCAAAAGCCACAGCTAATAGAATGACTAAAGCACAAATAAAATCTGCTGTGCAAAGAAAGAGGTCTAAGAAACAAGGTGTTGGTGGTAAGCCTACCAATGTTAAAACCTTTGCTTCTAAAAAAAGAAAAAAGTAATGCTAACTCAAAAGCAACTTAAATCTGAAATAAGAGCTTGGTCTAGTGAGATATTAGAAACAAAACAAAAGAATGGTCATGCAACATGTCCATATGCTAAAAATACTTGGAACAAAAATCAGGTGCAAGTTTGTTTATCTAAGCAGGAGGATTGGTCTGATTTAATACTTAAAACAAAAAATTTTAGTCAAAACAAAAAAGTTTTGATCTATTGTGATTTTAATGTAGAGCTTAGTGAAGATGAGTTTAATAGCAGATTAAACATGCTAAACACTTTTTTTAATGAACAGGATTATTGGTTTATGGGTTTTCATCAAGATCATGATGTTAAAACTGTTGTTGAAGAAGTAA